AAACCACAGCCCCGGCTCCTTGGATTAGAGTATTTAAAGCAGCATGATCGGACCTGATGTGTAACCTTCGACCATCCAGGCCGGGGATCACACCACTCTGGGCTGCTTCCTGTATGTTAGTTCGGAGTGTCTTCAAGGATGGAATATTCTTTAGAAACCTTTCTATTAGTTCACGCCCGGTTCGGGAAGACCCTCCTACTATCTTACCTATCTTGGCGGCCCCGGCTCCGTAAAGAAAGGCATAGATAAAAGTCTTTGCTTGATCTCTTGTTTTAAGACCAGCTGCCTTTTGATTAGCTGTGTGTATGTCTCCTGTAAGAACCTCCTCTGTAAAGTTCTTACTGTCCAGATAATGTGCCAAACACCGTAGCTCCAACCCACTAGCATCAGTACCCACAAGCTTGTGTGTCTCTGGATTTGAAACCGTCCAGAGGGATCGACACTCCTTGCCGTAGGGACTGTATACTGCCGGAACCTGTGCCATGTTGGGCTTATGGTGGGCCATTCTTCCGGTGATAGTCCGAAGGGTAAGAACCCTACCGTGAACTCGGCCATCCTCCTGACACTCTTGTATCCAAGATTTGAGAAGTCCAGTACGCTTCTGAAGTAAGAAGTATCTATTAAACATCTGTGCTTCAGGCATATTTTTAATCTTGGAAAGAACCTCTTCGTTAATAATGATATTACCTTTGTCTGTATGTCTCTTAGGTTCCCATCCTTTCTCCATAAGACGTTCGGCAATTTGCTTTCGACTAGCAATATTAAAAGGAATGTATTTAATCTTAGTTTTTAACTGAACTTCAGTAGGTTTAAACATTTCGTTTGCCTGATCTTCAAGCTGATGTTGTTCATCTTCTAACTTAGCTAGAAGAAACTGTCCTTCCATAAGATTGAAGGCAAACCCATTAGCTTGTTGTCGATCTATTATTATTCTTATATTACGTTCTAGTTCATAAGCTTGTGGATTGAACCCCTTACCTTCCTGTTCCAGATTAGTTGCAAGCTTCCTTGTAAGTTCCGCATCACGCATACAATACTGAAGCATGTCTTCGCTGTACTCTTCAAATTCAGTAAGCTCTCCTTTAGTATACTCAAGTCTTTCTCCCCATGATTTTAAAGAATGCCCGCCGTCCCGGACTGGATTGTATAGTTGAGATTCAATTAGTGTATCTCTTATTTGTCCGGGTCGTATGTTAGCATTAGCTAGTCGATTAAGAATAGGTCCATCAAAGCTAAGTCCATTATGCATAATAAACTGATCTATTTTACCAGACCATCCACCGAATTGAGTACACTCACCGTCTGTTTCTATATCAACAACAGCTTTCATCATAGGTCATATCCATTAGGTAAGCATCACTGGTAGGTATGTGGAAGAACTTCTCTCCCTTCTGGATGTTCCTGTTGGAAACTTCTCTCACATCACACTCAAGAAGGGCCGAGCCGTCTATATGCCAAGCCTTCTGGCAGTCGTTTCGGAACACAACGAATGTTAGCAGGTCTCCAGGACATTCCTCTTGCCATTTATCCAGAAGCCTTCTCTTTCTTTCAGGGATGCGTATCTCCTCCCAAGAGTCAGGCCAGTCCCCCTTCCAGGAATATTTTATCTCTACCTCGTAGAGTAGTCGGGGAAGATCACCATCTACCATGCAGACAATGTCAAAGTAGAATGTTTCGTTGGTATCTATTGTGGTTATGTTGGAGTGATCGTGATCCTTAAGCCAACTTACCATTTGCTTCTTAGCTTTGGTGTCGGCCACATCGTACAGTGCTTTATTAAATGGCTTTCTCATTCCTCGTTCTCCGTTAAGAAGGGGTTATCTATCTGTGTCATTCTACCAGTTTCTTTGTTGTAATGCAAGTAACAAGCAACGCCAGTGTCCCCGGTGTATCTGTTCTTTAGAATGCGAACAGTAGTTGTGTTCGCTTCTATTTCATCCTCTGCTTGTTGATTGCGTTCCAGAGCTATAACACTATCAGATAGGTGTGCTATGCTAGCAGAGCCACGTAGGTGTGAGAGGGATACCTCCCGGCCATCCTCGTGACCTCGATCACCGGACGGTCTACGAAGGTGACTAACAAGCATAAGAGCTATGCCTGTTTCCTCTACCAGGGACCGTAGCTTGGTCATCAAGACATCGATAGACTTGCGTTCATCCCCAAAGTCTTCTTGACCAGACACCAGTATCGATAGGTGATCAAGAAAGACCCACTTACAATCCAACGCCTTTGCCATGTATCGTACACGATCAAGGATCTCATCATTACTTGTTGAGCCAAAGTGATCAAACGCAAAGAACCTTCGACTTCCAATAGTCTTATTTTCCCAGTCCTTTAATTGCTCCTGGGTATACTGATCTCTGATTTCCTTAATATATAATCTAGCATCAGCCTCAACACTCATAATATTAAATGCAGTGTTACGTGTACTCTCTTCCAGAGCGAGCAAGCCAATGTTATCTTTGGTGCTACCCAGGATGTGATGCATTAGCTCACGCATCACACTGCTCTTGCCCATGCCAGCACCGGAGGTAAAGGTTACGAGTTCTCCTGTACGCATACCATAGGTCTTTTCATTGAGCTTATCCCAGGGATAGTGACAGGTCTCGTGATAATCTTCACTGTAAAGACTATCCCCCAGATCTGCTAAGTTAATAATCCCGGCAGGAGTATAGGCTTTGGCGTTCCACCAAGTTCGTACAAACTTTTCCTGCTGTCCTATCTTTAGATACTCGTTGGCATCTTTCATTTCCAGATTAATAATCTTACACTTGTTCGGCTCGAACAACCGAGCTACCTCAATAGCTGCCTCTTTACCTTGAGTGTCATTATCAAAGCATAGTACTATGGTCTCAAACTTATTTAGATAATCCAGCCATTGCTTGCAGTTCTTCAGTGCAGAGGCGGCTCCGTTCTTAATAGATACAGCAGGGAACTTAGAGCCTGTAAGCTGAAACACACTCATGGCATCCAGCTCTCCTTCACACACAGTAATATATTTTCCTGATTGATTAAAGATATTCTGCCCGAATAAACCACACTCACTTAGTGGTCCTTCACTCCAGAAGTCTTTTACTTGGGCATTACGATACTTGCTAGCTGTGTGATTACCATCCTTATCATAGTAATTATATTTATGCTCAACAACTACAAGACCATCAAGAGCTACAGTAACACCATACTTCTTACATGTATCAGCAGTGATTTTTCTATCGGGAATGTCTGCTGTTTTAAATACACGTTTAGTTCTGCTCTTCATTGGTATCACCTTAGGTTCAGTTTGCATTTCATCTCCGGTACTACCATAAGTTTTACAACTATAACACCAAGTATGATCAGAATAAGTAGCAAGGGCATCAGAAGAATCGCACTTAGGACAAGCCCCCATTGTTGCTTTTTCTGTTTGCATTATAATCTTCCTTTGTTGAGCGAGAATAATTCATTACAGATCTCACGTCGTATTCCGGCAATCTCTTTCTCAAGGGATACAAGGGTTTCTACCTTGTCAACCTTCTCCATTGTGGACCACTCGTTGTTAAAGCATAGTTGTAAACTTTTACGATCTTTTGTTTTGTAAACCTCCAGAAATATATCCCTTCCTTCTTGCTCCTTTAACATAATAAATTTCCTCAGGGTTGCGTCCAAGATGTAAGGTAACTTCTCTTCTGTTTTTGATTTCTTCTTGAGCCTCTCTCCTTGTTTGAAAATTTTGAATAGACACATCACCATGTTCTTTCCTTAGTACTAGTTGCCACTTAACAGCCATCGAATTGATCACTCCATATGTCACTTACAAAGTCATCTTTGTCTTCCATAATCTCCTCGACTTCCTGTCTAGCTAGTCGATTGGCTTCCTTTTGATTATAACCCTCTTCACTATACTGGCGTACTAAGTCACGAAAAATAGTGCTTCTTTCTTTCTGCCATAAATTCTTAGACATCTTCTTCTTCTTCCTCTTCTCCCAGATCATAGAAGAACTGATCTATAGCCTCAGGATCGTGTACATCATAACCGCTTTCCTCTATAAAGTCCCAAACCTCTTTGGGAAATCCGTAAGACACTCGGAGAGATTCCTTTTTCTTTTTAGCATAGTCACTAAAGTTATATATTATTGCTGTCATATTGTAATTCCGCCCAGGATGAAAGTATATTTGAACTGTCTTGTTTAGCATCAGTTAATTCTTCCCGTAGTTTTTTAATTTCTATATCTTTATTTTCTAGGATCTTTTTAAGTTGACTAACTTGCTTTCTTAAAACTTTTAACTCACTCGAAGTCTGATTAATGGTGCTATTACTTTCTAACATACCATTGTTCCTCTCCTTAAGTTTAGCTAACTGAACAACACGATGCCGTAGTGTTTCCAACTCGTCCGAAATCCTATCAATTTGCTTCTCAACAAGAATCGGAAACTCAATTCGGAGCTGCTCCTCTATCCGATGTAGCTCTTCTAGCTCCTCAGGTGACATCGTAAGCCCTTCTGTCTGGAAAGTCAACCGTTAATGTAGCTGACCTACTCGGATCTGGTGGGGGAATCCATTCTCGAAACCCTCTACTCCACAATGGTGAAGGAAGAGTCGAGCATCCTCCTCTGTTGAGAAAGTTTTTAATACCTTACTTTCTTCATCAATCATGGCATCTATTTCCTCAAATCGGCAGAGATAATCGTGCTGAATAATTATGTATGACATTTGTTACCCCCCTATTTAATTACAAAGTTAGTCGTGGATAACTTCCGAACTTGTCAAGTTCTTTATAAACTTTACTGACATAATTTTTATCTACTGTACTCATCTTACTCTCAACATATGTTAAAACTTCCGAGGTATTACTCGCTCCATTCTCAATAGCATCATAAATATGTTCCTCCATTTCCATGATCCAGTTTTTTATCTTGCTCATATCTACCTCTTAAAGTTAAGGGGGTGAGCGAACCCACCCCCATTTAGTTTATGCTGCAAGCTGTCCCCAAGCATCAGAGGCTAACATCTTACGCACTTTATCTTCTCGAATTGCTTTAGAAGCAGGTTTATCTACATGAGTAGACCAGTATGTAGCTGCTTGATAGGCAGTCCACAATGTACCAGCCTCTCTCTTAGCGTAGCCTTCATAAGCTCCCTGACCTAGGATATGCCGATTCTCCTCATCAAAAACTTTCATAAGATTACTCAGCATAACTTTATTTGCAACCTGTTTACGTTTAACATTATCCATTCGAGATGCAAGTGTCTCAGTAAAGAGATTGATAGCTTGCTCTCTTTGGACTGGAGTATTATACCACACTCTCATTTTGTCCATACCATCAGAGGCTACGTACTCCTAGGCAAGTTTATCTCCGCTTACCAGGGTATTATAACACATTGCCCTCCAGAGACCCATCATCCCATTGTTTGCCCATGTTCTATCGTGGGAGGTTCTAAAACAAAACTCAGGGATGACAGTATCTCCCCGACCATCTATGGTCTGCTCGTGAGCGGGGAATCTGGCCCTGAGTTCAAGCTGTGCGCCTCCATTATAGACATTAGTATCGAAGTTAGCATCGGTCGTATCTATGCCAGAGATCGACAAGGCTTCCTCTACCTGCTCAACAATGTCATTGTACTGGACAACTTCATAAGCATCAGAGACAATACCAAGCATAGTTCCATCATCTTTCTCTATTCCCACACCTATGCTGCGGGGAACCTCACCGTATTCCCTAGAATCGAATGGCTTGTAGGCATGGACAGCTCGATCCAGCGTGCCGTTCTCGCCAATAAACATGTGATTGATGTAGAGTGGCACCTTTCGAACTTGGAAGTTACAAACATCATGGTTAAACATCTTTATTCTCCTTTGGGGTGGGGTCAGTGATGTATTTTCCAGCCTTTGTTCCGGCTTCTTTCCCGGAGGCTGTTGTTATTTTATTTACGATGTTACGCATAGTCCAACCGTGAAGTCGGGACCGCTTGCCCTCCTCCATAATCCGGTGGATTTCCTCAGTCAATTTATCCATTGCCATTATACCATCCTTCGTAGCCATCAGTAAGGCTTTTCAATTCATTCTCAATCCAACCATTGAGTTCCTCTATATCGAAATCATGTTCGATGAAGCCGTGGTGTAGTAGGATCATATACTCCTCTATCATAGGGGTAAACAACGCATCACTGGGACCATTAAGAAAATTCCTAACGTCCGCACTGCTATTAAAATCCGGGGCAACCATCACACCACTTCGCTCCATGCCACAAGAGGTTTAAGTTGAATGACATCACCTCCAGAGTTTTTAGTGGTCGTATTATCAAAGTTGTCCATGAAATCAAAAAGAATATTATTTTCTTTGTCGTGAAATAGTTTCAGGTGAAGCCGTTCTTGATGCTTTGTGGTTACGGTGACCGTAGTAACAGTACAAAAGTTATATTCCCTCTCATCCATTTCGATAGAGATACAGCCGTGAAGATTAATTTCCATTGAGTTTCTCCAGTTGAGGCTAGGTACATTAGATATCACACTACTTAGTATACTATGAATCAGGTTTACAGACAGCAAATCAAAGGGGGATAACTACCTTAAAAAGAAAAATGAATCCCTCCGAATGTCTTTCAGATTGCTCAAAAGTGAACTCAAAAACTGCCTGTAATGTCCCGACAACAGCTTCAATTTCATAGCCCTTCTCACCTCTGATCATATCTTCCACATGGTTTATCTTAGCACCAATATTATTCATAGTCAATCTCCGGTTTGACGTCCTTCTTTTTTGAAGGCACAATCCTTTTCTGGTATTGCGCTTTATTTAAGGACGTGGCGTAAGGATTTCTGGGAGTTACTCCATGTCTACGGTGGGATCTCCCCACTGGGGTTTTCTTTCCTCTTTGCATACCTTCTCCAAACACAACAGATCTGTTGCTTTTCTGTAAGCCTCATAGTGTTTATCTTGCTCATCAGGGTGCCACCACCATGCTGGCAAGACATCGTAGAAACGACGCTGATCCTCAGCCCACTCGTGTTTGCTCATCACCATTATGACCTCCTTTATTTGTGTAATATAACATACTTAGATTAGCTAGTCAATCCTGTTCAGCCCACTCATTTGCAGCCCTTTCCCGAGCTTCTCTCACAGTTTCCCAGGCATTCTTGTTCCAGCCTGAGTTTATCAGAATATTATAGTGATGCTCAAAGAGATTCTCTTTCAGCTCATCGTTTCCGGGGTGACTCATTAGATAAAGTCTCCTATACTATTCAACATTAGTGTCCTCACTCTCCGCCAGTTTCAATGCTACAAGATAATCAAAATAGATCATACTCCTTTCTATACGTGACTCTAAAGATTCTTCGGTATTGTCTGCTTTCTCTACTAAGTCATCAAGCATTTAGACTTCCTTTCCCATTGAACATCCCTGAATGTACTCCATCCAGTAAAGATTGGTGCTACATCTTACGTCATCGTTTACCTTCCAATCCGTTGCTGCGTACTTTCTTCGCCAAATTATCTCGCTCAATACTTGGTTCTCGAAAGCTGTCATTGCACTCCAACGTAACATTGGTGGTGTTTTACGTTTAGCAATCTTTGTTGTATTCATAGTTACCTCCTAAAGATTAACCAACAGCCTATGGC